CGGGGTCAATCACACCAGCACCCACGTGTATTCCATACTTTACGGATAAACCGGATCTCGGTGCAATTCGACCGTAACACCCCATTGGTATAGACGCACATATACCCGTACTCACGATTTCCCTAGATTGTGGTTCAATCACTATATCGTTCAAACTATACAAATCGTAACCAACCGAACCGGGAGATGCGCGTGTAGGTAAAGTAGCTTCTAAATTTATTCGTTTGATTTTGAGTGTTTCCATAGTGTTTTTTTATTATACTAAGAGTTGTTTCTTTAAAACAATTTAAAATATAATTGTATTGTAAATGTCAGTAGAAGTAGTAACTTATGCGAATAAATCGGCAGGTATGTTCGAAGAACTTATAAATAACGAACACGGCGTTAAAGTAAAAGTTCTTGGTATGGGTAAAAAATGGAATGGATACATGGATAAATCTATTGGCCTACTGGAATACATGGAAACAAAAAAAGATGACGATATAATTGTTTTTGTCGACGGGTTCGACACAAAAATACATAAAGGTATTTCAAACGTAAAGAGTCTTTTTGAGAGTTACGAGTGTAAAATACTTTTTTCAAAACACCCTGATATACTTGACACAGGATTTGGATTTCCCAAGTGTGACAATAAACATATTGCAAGTGGTGGTATGTATATGGGTTATGTTAAACATCTTACAATTTTATTAAAAGAAAGTTTAAAACCAAAGTGTCAAGATGACCAATATAATTTGAATGCCTTATGTAAAAAATATGATTTCATAAAAGTCGACGATAAGGAAGTAATTTTTAAGAATTTTAGTCCATTCGATAAAAAAGAAAGTGTAAACGCAATATTCATTTCTTATCCAGGAAGTATTACTTTGGAAAGAATATCGAGACACCCCAAAGAATATATGCAATTTTTTTACATTTACATTTTGTTTATAAATATTGCTTTACTCGCAGTTTTTCCTAAAAAACAAAATTATTTATTGGGTTCGTTATTACTTTTTACTACCTTTTACATATTTTACGCTGATAAAAGCTGTACAACTTATTAAAATATATTATTATTATAAATGTCAGTAGAAGTAGTAACTTATGCGAATAAATCGGCAGGTATGTTCGAAGAACTTATAAATAACGAACACGGTGTTAAAGTAAAAGTTCTTGGTATGGGTAAAAAATGGAATGGATACATGGATAAATCTATTGGCCTACTGGAATACATAGAAACAAAAAAAGATGACGATATAATTGTTTTTGTCGACGGGTTCGACACAAAAATACATAAAGGTATTTCAAACGTAAAGAGTCTTTTTGAAAGTTATAAATGTAAAGTACTCGTATCTAAAGATCCAGAACATATGACCGAATTCAGTAAAATCATTATTTTTGGTACGTGTAATAATAGAGACGTCGCAAATTCTGGTATGTATATGGGTTATGTTAAACATCTTAAAATAATATTAAAAGAGTCTGTACAAATGAAATGCGTGGATGACCAGGTTAATTTGAATAGTTTGTGTAAAAAATATGATTTCATAAAAGTCGACGATAAGGGTTTAATTTTTAAGAATTTTGGTCCATACGATAAAAAAGAAAGTGTAAACGCAGTATTCGTTTCTTATCCAGGAAGTATTACTTTGGAAAGAATGTCGAGACACCCCGCAGAATATAATCAATTTTATTACATTTACGTTTTGTTTATAAATATTGCTTTACTCGCAGTTTTTCCTAAAAAACAAAATTATTTATTGGGTTCATTGTTACTTTTTACTACCTTTTACGTATTTTACGCCGATAAAAGCTGTACAACTAATTAAAATACACAACAAAGACAATACTAAATCTTCGAGAGATACTTCGTAACCCAATACAGGTATCCTAAATATGCTATAATCTTTGTAGTGACAAACGGTTTTCTCACCTCTATTCACTACTTTTTCTGTAATTTTATCATATATACCATGACAATATCTTTTATACCGATTTGAACTTATTTCACCACTCATTTCAGCGTTTTCATCTGTCCAAAACGAATTTTTTATATCAATTTTTTTATTCAGATTTTCCATTGTTGTTGTTTGTATATCGTAATGAAAAGAATGTTTATAGTTTATTATTTTTTCTGCACCTTCACGTGTAATGAAATATGCAGCGGTCGAACCAGATAATAAATAAGGAATACCACCCTCTTTTGGGCATACACCGTCACAATGTAAACTTAAATAGTCCCAATCTGTATTTTCGAGTTTCTTTTCCAAATGAACAACGTTAGTAAATAAAGGAAACGCATCATCTTCTAATATAAGAGCAAAATCATTTGAATCGTTCTTTAAAAAATGTTTAAGTGCCTGTATATGACTATATGTACAGCCAATAGTAGCTCTAGGCTTTAATAAAGGTGTTGTTCGAACAAAATGTTTTTGTAATTCACTTTTATCAATATCTTCAAATCTATACCCACTGATACGAATTGGGTATATCCCAACCTCATTAAGTTTCTTTTCTTGAACATCATACCGTTTCTTTTGTGAATCCAAATTTACAACGTACGTATTAAAGTTCATTTATTTATATAAATATTATATTTTACACTTCAGTGCTGCAAAAATAAGCCATGCAATTACATGATCGACTGAATAATGTTCTCGAGACGCCACCGAGAAAATGGATGTTAGAATTGGCCATACCGGCCATAAAGGTGAACCTACGTAATACGATGATATTATATTGACTGTGGCATGCCCAGAAAACATATAATCGTTACAAAAACCAAATGGTGGTTTTAAATTACACTCCTTTGATGAAGGTAATGTCGTTACATAATTAGATAAACCTCTAAATGTATACATCAAAATGAACATACTTAAAAATTTTTCACGTTTTGACGTTCCCCATGATCCCCATGAAAATATAACAAAGAGTATAGGAATAATTAACGCATAATCACCCAAATGATCATATTTTTGTAAATTTGGTAATATTTTAAATCCTAAATCGTATACAGGATCACCTTCTTTTACATTCCTTTTATAAGAAACAAAGTATCCAATTAACCCGTTAAATAATAAAGATAATAAAAATAATATATAAATGAACATTGTTCTAATATATCCTGAGAATATATTTACAAGTATAAAAAAATAATTCGTGTATTTAGAAAATGAGTTTGAAAATTATTATGGGTAACATGTTCTCCGGAAAAACGACCGAACTCGTTCGTCGTTTAAAAAGGTACCAAATCATAGGTAAACGTATTCTCGTTGTAAATTCGTATAAGGACACACGATCACACGAAAGTGTTCTTAAAACACACGATAATACAGAGTTCGAGTGTGTAAAAGTAAAGAATCTACGCGACTTGAAATACGAAAACGTCGATGTCATTGCCATTGACGAAGCGCAGTTCTTTAGGGGTTTGAAAAAGTTTGTACAAAAGGCACTCAACAATAATAAAACCGTTCTATTAGCGGGTTTAGATGGTGATTATAAACAAAGAAAGTTTGGTGAAATCGTAGACTGTATTCCTCTCGCCGATAAAGTTTTCAAAATATCGGCCATGTGTATGGAGTGTATGGACGGAACACACGGTCCTTTCACGAAACGTATCGTCAATAACTCTAGAAGGGAACTTATAGGTGGTAATGATTTGTATAAAGCCGTGTGTCGCAAACACCTTTGATTTTTTATACCCTATTAAAATAAATGTTCACGGTCGAAGAACCTTACGGATTCACACAGTTCCAAGCTTGGATAATAGCACTCACACTCGGAATTGTCATACACAGGAGGCGTCAGAGATCAGAAAATTATATTCAGTATTAATATACAATAATGCAATTACAAAATAAAGGAACTTTTATGAGCGCGGTATTCGCAAATCTAATTTTTCAAGGTCTCGTTGCGTACCAATCTGCAAAAACAGTTGTAGAAAATCCACAATACAGCGATTTTATGGCCCGAAATGCACTTTTGAATTTATTATTGTTACTCGGATTGTTCTTAACCCTAGTTTTTGTAAAAATGAGTTTACCGGTTAAGTTTATGATTTTCACACTTATATCCGCACTCATAGGCGCGTACATATCTCCACAAGCAGATGCTAAGGAATCTCTTCTCGAAGTTGTCGGTATATTCATAGCCTTGTTTGTTTTGGGTTTGTTAAGTGTACAGTTTGGTTTAGATTTTAGACCTATGGGTATTTTTCTTTTCTTGGCTCTCTTAGCATTGCTAGTATCGAGACTATTCAGTCCAGATAAAAAAAAATACGCAAAAATAGGTTCACTCATATTCGCACTTTTTGTAGTTTACGATACAAATAATATTTTACAAAAAAATTACGGGGGTGATTTTATAAATGCGTCCATGGACTACTTTTTAGATATACTCAATTTGTTTCAATACAATACAGAAGAATAAAATATTGATTAATACTAGTAATGAGTTCCAAACCTACAAAACCAAATACTAATACTAATCTAGGAACACGTATAACGGTTCCCCAAAATCCAGTTTTCAGGTTTAAAAGACCAAGAAACAATAATGGAACAAATGGACGAAGAGTTTCTAATCTAGGAACACGTATAACGGTTCCCCAAAATCCAGTTTTCAGGTTTAAAAGACCAAGAAACAATAATGGAACAAATGGACGAAGAGTTTCTAATAAATATGAAAATACACATGTGAAATATCGAACAAATACACCACGACCAAATAATACTAATAATCAAAAAAATGTAACAAAAAATAAATCGACAAAACCTCGAACAAATACACCACGACCAAATAATACTAATAATAAAATAAATAATAATAAAAAAAATGTAACAAAAAATAACTCGACAAAACCTCGAACAAATACACCACCGTCAAAGGTAACAAGAAACAATGTTATAAAAATGTTTAATAATAAATCACAATGTATAAGTAATAATAAAACAAAAAATGTATGTAAAGCACTTAAACACATTTCAGATTCAGTTTTAGTACCGAAAATATCCATAGAGAGACTAGAAATACCATTTAATAAACTCAATGAAAGGACATCTAGTATAATAGAAACTATAAAAAACGCAAGTATAAAATTTAACAAAAAAGAAATAAATTTAATCGCACACGACAAAGATTTTAATATAGATTTTTTGTTTTTAGTATATTTAGATATTGTACACGATGAAACTTATACAGGTTCATTTAACCAATTTTTAAAAAGTGATATTACAAAAATTTTGTGTAAAAAAGAAGTACCAAAATTTAAAGTAACTACCATGATTGGTAATATTTTAAAAGAG